TGGGGGTCAACGTCGGCTGATAACCTGCTCGCCCGTGTTCGCTACATGGCAAAAGCACTTGACTGCCGGTACGTCATACTGGACCACCTGTCCATCGTCGTCAGTTCTCAGGAGTCAGGGGACGAACGGAAGGCCATTGACGAAATCATGACCAAGCTGCGGACTCTGGTGGCTGAGACAGGCATCAGTCTGTTCCTCGTGTCACACCTCAGGCGATCCCAAGGTAAAGCACACGAGGACGGTGCTCAGATATCCTTGGGTGAACTACGGGGTTCACAGGCAATTGCACAACTGTCTGACATTGTCATTGGCATGGAGCGTGACCAGCAGAACGCTAACGAAGACATCAGGAACACGACTACTGTTCGAGTCCTGAAGAATCGTTACACGGGTGAAACAGGCCCTGCTTGTTGGTTGGCCTATGACAGAAACACAGGTAGGTTGTCGGAGGTGGCTTGTCCAGACATAGGGGACGACTTTTGATTTATTTGGACTTGGAAGCTGACGGCCTCAACCCAACACGCATTTGGTGTGTCGTAACACGGGAGAATGGAGTAAACACCGTACATAAGACCCCAGACACCCTCTGTAAGGCTCTAGAAGGCTCTGTGAGCGTCGTTGGACACAACCTGATAGGTTACGACCTCCCAGTGCTAGAACGTCTCTGGGGCGTTTCTGTGGCCCCTGAGCGCATAGTGGATACTCTGGTGTTGTCACGTTTGTATGACCCAAGTCGTGCTGGTGGACACTCATTGAAGGCTTGGGGTGAAATGTTAGGCTTTCCCAAAGGTGACCACGACGACTGGTCCTGCTTGTCTACTGCTATGATTGAGTACTGTATACGTGATGTAGAAGTCACGGAGGCAGTTCATCAGCAGCTTGTGACACACATGGCTGACTTCTCTGAAGAGTCCATCGAGTTGGAACACAAGGTGCAGTTTGCCATACAGCAGCAGGAGCGGAATGGTTGGTTGTTGGATCAGAGGATGGCTATGGAGTTGTGTGCCACATTTAAGGAGGGCATGAATGCCATTGAAACCGAACTACAAAGCATGTTCCCGCCCATTGTCGAAGAAAGGATTTCTGAAAAGACAGGGAAAAGACTTAAAGACAAAGTTACAGTTTTCAATGTTGGGTCCAGACAACAAGTTGCAGAACGACTTGCAACTAAGGGTGCGAAGTGGAACCAGACGACGCCAAGCGGAAAGCCTGTTGTCGATGAGAAGACGCTTAAGGAAAACAGTCACGTCCCTGAGGCGGGAAAAGTTTTGGAGTACCTTACTCTTCAAAAGCGATATGCGCAAGTACATTCTTGGTTAGACGCTGTTGAAGAGGACGGTAGGGTACATGGTCGTGTTATAAGCAACGGTGCAGTCACAGGACGTATGACGCACCAGAGTCCTAACATGGCACAAGTACCTGCCAGTCACAGTCTGTACGGACATGAGTGTCGCTCTTGTTGGACTGTACCTGTTGGGAAGAAGTTAGTTGGGTTTGACGCTAGTGGCCTTGAGCTACGTATGCTGGCCCATTACATGAATGACGAGGAGTTTACTAATGTCCTACTTAGAGAAGACATTCATACCAGAAATCAACTGGCTGCGGGACTTGAAACAAGACCTCAAGCTAAGACTTTCATCTATGCTTTCCTCTACGGAGCGGGAGACGCTAAAATCGGAACTATCGTCGGAGGAACTGCAGGAGACGGCAGAACTCTTAAGCAACGATTTCTTAGAAACACACCTGCTCTTGAAAGTTTACGAGAACGCATTACTAGAGCAGCTGGGCGTGGTTATCTTACAGGACTTGACGGACGTAGACTTCGAGTTCGATCTGAACACGCTGCACTGAATACGTTGTTACAAGCAGCAGGGGCCATTGTAATGAAAAAGGCGCTGGTGATCTTGGACGACTATGCAAAGCAGTGGAAACTTGACTATAAATTTATAGGTAATATCCATGATGAAGTACAGTCGGAAGTGGTTGAAGAACAAGCAGAGAAATTCGGTTGGCTTGCGGTCGAATGTCTCAAGGCGTCTGGCGTACACTTTAAACTCAGATGTCCATTGGACGGAGAATACAAAGTCGGTACAACATGGGCGGAAACTCACTAAGGAGAGTACCAATGGTTTATGAAAGAGTAGACGGTAAGTACAGAACTAACAACCCAGAAACAAAAAGGAAAGAGAACAACTTACAGATGTACGTCAATGGTAAGTACATATCAAAATCTCACCCTTTGCATAAACCCGGTCGATACAAGACCTTCGAGGACGCTGCTTTTAGCAGTCTTGAGAAGTACGAAAGCAGCACAGAAGGTCAAGTGTACGTCATAGTTAACCCTAATTTTCCTGAGTGGGTGAAGGTTGGAATGGCCGTGGACGCAGCTGACAGACTCAACAACTACCAAACCTCTTCCCCTTTTAGGGACTATGTGTTAAACTATAGTTGGGACGTTAAAGATAGACGTGCTGCAGAGTCCGAAGCACATAGTGAACTACAGAAGTTGTACGAAAGACGCAGCGAGTGGTTTAAATGTACACCAGAGCAGGCCCAAGAGGTTGTCTTAGGTCTAGTAGGAAAGTACCAATGAAAAATGTATACACATTAGTAGACGACATTTACAAGCTAGTTAAAACCAAAAGGGTAGACAAAGACGTCGACATCGAAGAGTGCATTGAGCAGTTTGGAGAAAACGTCAAGGACCTCATGCGTAAAGAGTTTGGTGGTAACAGGTCCTTTGATGGTCGTAAGCTACGCATGTCCAACATTGGTAAGCGTGACCGCTTCCTGTGGAACCATTATAACAACGTACCAAAAATGGACGACATGCAGCCGCATACGCTTGTCAAGTTCCTGTACGGACATTTGATTGAAGAATTATTACTATTTCTTACGAGGGCATCGGGACATGAAGTTACCGCAGAACAAAAACAGTGTGAAATCAACGGTATTACGGGTTCTATGGACTGTAAAATTGATGGTGTTGTCACGGACGTTAAAAGTGTTTCGTCGTATGGGTTTAAGAAATTCAAAGACGGCACTCTGGCTTACGATGACCCGTTTGGATACGTCGCTCAAATTAAAGGATATGCAAAGGCGGAGGATCAAAAAAACTTTGGATGGTTGGCGATGGACAAACAAAATGGACACCTAACCTACCTTATGTATGACGAGGAGGACACTCAAGCCCCTGTGCATGAAACCATAGCCTTTGACATCACAGACCGTATTGAGCATGTTCAAGACATGGTAAAGCAGCCAGAGCCTCCTGAAGTTTGTTATGAAGCTAAACCAGACGGCAAGAGCGGCAACATGAAGTTGGACATAGGTTGTTCGTACTGTGCGTACAAGAAGAGTTGTTGGCCGGGTCTACGTGCCTTTGCTTACTCTACAGGCCCAAGGTTTTTAACGGAGGTGGTCAATGAGCCGAAGGTCCAAGAAATCAGCATTTAGAAGCACGTTTGAAGAAGATGTCAGCAAGATACTAAAAGGTTTTGACTATGAACCCTTCACCGTCCCCTACACCATTGAGCGCAGTTATCGTCCTGACTTTGTTCATCGTGCCTCTGGTGTTCTCGTCGAATGTAAAGGATACTTCAGAGACGGAGACACCAAGAAGTACACTAGCATCAGAGACAGTCTGTCAAGAGAACAGGAGCTTGTCTTCGTACTAATGCAACCGAACAAAAAGATACGTAAGGGGGCCAAGATGACTATGTCGGAATGGTGTGACAAGGAAGGAATTTTATGGTATAATATAGATACACTACAGGAGTTGATTGACTATGTCACTAACGCTAGAGGAAATTAAGGAACGCCTCTTGAAAACTTTTGACCCAGACGACCTGCTGGAGGCCCTGCAGATAACCTCAGAAGAGATGCTGGACAGGTTTGAGGACAAGTTGATTAACAGACTAGACGTGTTTGAAGAGGAGCTAGAGGATGAAGAAAATGAGTATTGATGATGCGACTCCGGAAGAGTGGGACACTGTTGCTGCACTGAACAATCTATCTATTAGAAAGCCTAAGAAGGTAGACCCAGTCGACCAGCCCGACCACTACAACAAAGGATCAATCGAAGCCATCGAAGCAATTAAAGCGTCCATGCCTAACCAAGAATTCAACGGTTATCTTAAGGGTAACGCACTGAAGTACCTCTGGCGCTATGACTACAAAGGGAAACCAGTGGAGGACTTACGTAAGTGCCGCTGGTACATCGACAGGCTTATTAAAGAAATTAACAAGTAAAGGAAGATTAATGGACGCATATCAACAGTACATACACAAGTCACGGTACGCTCGTTACCTGCCAGAGGAACAACGTCGGGAGACTTGGGAAGAAACAATCGACAGGTACTTAAACTTCTGGATAGAAAAAGGTAAACTTACTCTGGAAGACGCTAACGGTATCTTTTCAGACATCCACGACATGGGTGTAATGCCTTCTATGCGAGCACTTATGACTGCAGGAGAAGCACTGGACCGTGACAACGTAGCAGGTTTTAACTGTAGTTACTTACCTATAGACCATCCTAAGGCGTTTGACGAAATGATGTACGTCCTGATGTGCGGTACAGGCGTAGGCTTCAGCGTTGAGCGTCAGTACATCAGCAAGCTACCAGAAGTAGCGGAGGACTTTCATGCCACAGATACCATTATACACGTCGCTGACAGCAAAATTGGTTGGGCCAAGGCTTACAGAGAACTTATCAGCCTGCTCTATTCGGGCCAAGTTCCAAAATGGGACGTGTCTGGAGTACGACCTGCAGGGGCAACCCTTAAGACTTTCGGGGGTAGAGCATCTGGTCCAGAACCTCTTGTCGACTTGTTCAACTTCACAGTCAGTGTCTTTCGGGAAGCTGCTGGACGTAAACTTAGCTCCATCGAGTGTCACGATCTCTGCTGTAAGATTGCACAGATCGTCGTTGTCGGGGGTGTACGCAGGTCCGCTCTCATCAGTCTGTCTAATCTTACCGACGATAGACTTAGACGATGCAAGTCAGGACAGTGGTGGCAAGATAATCCACAACGTGGTTTAGCCAACAACAGCGCATGTTATACAGAGAAGCCAGACTTTGAGGCATTTCTTAATGAGTGGAAAAGTTTATACGAGTCCCGCTCCGGAGAACGAGGTATGTTCTCTAGAGTCGCAAGTCAAAAGCAAGCTGCAAAGAACGAGCGACGAGATGCTACCTATGATTTTGGAACTAATCCATGTAGCGAAATCATCCTCCGACCTTACCAGTTCTGTAATCTATCGGAAGTTGTTGTCCGGTCAACCGATACGTTGTCAGACCTCAAACGAAAAGTACGTGTTGCGGCTATCCTTGGGACTCTACAGGCTACCCTAACGGACTTTCGTTATCTACGTAAGGTGTGGAAAAATAACACCGAAGAAGAAGCACTACTTGGTGTGTCGTTGACGGGTATCATGGATCATCCAACTCTATCAGGAAGGAGAGACAAAGGTGTACTCAAGACTTGGCTTACTGAACTCAAAGAAGAAGCGATTAAAGCTAATGCAGAATGGGCGAAACGCCTTGGTATTAATGTTTCTACCGCTATTACTGCTGTTAAGCCTTCCGGCACTGTGTCTCAGCTTGTTGATTCTGCTTCTGGTATCCATCCTAGATACTCAGATCAGTACATTAGACGAGTAAGAGCAGACTCAAGAGACCCTCTGTGTCAGGTCTTAGAAGCCGCAGGAGTGCCTGTAGAGGACGACGTTATGTCACCCACTACCAAGGTATTCTCCTTCCCCATAAAGTCCCCTGACGGGGCTGTGGTGGCCTCTGAGATGGGTGCTATGGAACAACTTGAGCTATGGGAGATCTATCAGGATCACTGGTGTGAACACAAGCCGTCCATGACATGCTACTACCGTGATAATGAATTCCTAGAGGTAGGCCAATGGCTGTACAACAAGTTCGACAAGATAAGTGGAATCTCGTTCCTGCCTTATTCCGAACATACGTACCAACAGGCCCCTTACGAACCCATAGACTTAGAGACCTATGAGAAGCTGAAGGAGGAATTCCCAGAGACGATTGACTGGAACATCTCTGAGAACTCTGATATGACAGAGGGGTCACAGCAGTTAGCCTGTACGGGCAATAACTGCGAGTTGTAAACTTAAGGGGACTTCGGTCCCCCTTTTTTACTTAAGGTACATACATGAACATCAAACGTGACATCGAAATACGCATCAAAGTACTTGAAAACAAGTTAACCAAATCTATCCCCGCAGCCCGTAACAACGAGATACGAGGAGAGATTATGGGTTTGAAGTGGGTACTGGAACGTCTTTAGTGTCCTCTTCTTCGTACTGTTTTTCAAGGCCCTGTGCTGCAGCCTCTAGAGCAACAAGGATAGTTCTTCTATCTTGTAGAAGCTGTCTACGCCCTTCAGCACTTGTTACTGTCTTTAAAGCGTTTTCCAAACCCTTATTTATTTCGTTTTTAACGTCTCGTAAGGCATACCCTACCCTTGCTCGTCCTCTGGCAGGTAGGTTTCGTTTCATGGCGTTCTTCAGCATGTAACCAGGAGAAACAACAATACCAAGTAGAGCACTTAGAGGACCACTGTACTGTAAACTACCAGCAGTTCCTCCTACAAGCCTGTCTATGCGGGTGTTTTGAATAAAACGTGTTAAAGCGTTTTGTGTTTCTCTAGCTGCTTTTTTCTCTATTGTCTCCATTACTCCAAGAAGTGCTGATTTTTGTGAGTTTATAGTAGAAAAATCTGGAACCGCCGCAGAAATTGTGTCATTAACCGCTATTCTTATTGCGGTAGCAGCAGAACTTTGAGCGCTCAGTGACGATCCTGACAGGTCAATTCCTTTCTTTGTTACATAATCATCAAAAAGCCTTCTTGCTTCTATTGCTCCCTGAACCGTGTTTCCTTTTTCTCTAAGGAAAGCTTGGTACTGGTTTATCAGGCTTCTAAACTGAGCCTTACCCTGCTTTGATCCAAAGAGGTCTGGATACTTTTTCATTGTTGAAAGCATTGTTTCTTTCATGTTACTACTAAGATCGTCAATAGAAATAGTAGGGACGCTCTGCCCAGAAACACCCTTTAATGCCTTTTCTAACTGCCCGTCTAATTTATCAAGATATCTTTCTACTGCGTTGTAGTTTTCTTGTAGTGTTTTATTTCCGTTGACGCCAGCAGCTTTAAGAATGTCAATAGTCCTTAGCTGTTCCTCAGTAGCTAGTTGCTTTTGAGTGCGTAAAATACCTTGAGGATCAGCGGTTGTTTTTACTTGTTCTGTTGTTTTTACTCCTGATGGTTGTTCAAAGGCTATCTTGTAGACGTCACGATCTATTCCTTCTAAAGGCTCTTCTACTTTTCTTAAACCTATTTTTGAAAGCTTAATTGGTTCTAAAGATTTATCTATAATATTAAATACCCTAGAAGGCGCACCGCCAAGATCAACCAAAGATGTTATGCTTGTTGCTTCGTTAGGGTACAGAGTAGAAAATCTTTCCCAGCTTTCCATTCCTCCAGTCATAGCTGACAGAGCTTTTTGTCCCATTTCTGTCTGGAAAAACTGCATAAGTCCTTTCTTTGCGTCTTCCTGTAAAGAATCAGGCAAAACAAGATCCACACCCTTGCCTGCTCCTACCATCAAAGCATTAGCAGCCATGTCAAAACCTAAGGCAAGAGGACCAGCAGCAGACTGTATCAAGACAGAACCCACGTCAGTTCCCTTTGAAGGATCATAAGGAGACATGTCGGCAGGAGAAGCCATCATTTCAACTTCTTCAACAATACGCTGACCAATGTCTCTGTACCTTTGAGCAGACCTTTCTAAAGGCTGTGAAACAATTCTTTCAAAAGCAGAAGGATCTTGCGTTTCTTGACCCATGAAATTTATATTATCTTGAGCTACTCGCAAGGCTTCACGTCGGGTATTTTCGTCTGTTGCAGGACTAGGAGCAGTTTGTGGCACAACACCTAAAAGTTGTTGCTGTCTTCTAAGCCTTTCTTTTCTTTCTTGTTGTGGAGTCATAAGTCAGTACCTTATTCAAACTCTTTTGTTTCTCTGTTATATACTCTTTCAGGACCGTCAGGACCTTGAGGGTAATAGTACAGAGTATCTCCTTCTTTTACGTAACCCGCTTTTACGTACTCAGGTTTACTAAAATCAATAATGTCTACTAACTCTTCTCCTGAAGCTATTTGTTGAATAGTTGTGTAGTTAGCTATCATTTTATCAAGAGAATCTAATTGGTCTTCAGCAGATAATCCTGTTGTTAATCCAATAAGATTAGACATTAAGGTTTTAAATTCAATTTGAGTAATTTGACCTAAGCCTGTCCCCCTAGACCCAAATTCTTCAGCCGTTTGTAACATCTCTTGAATACCTCTACGTGCTTCAGCACCTCTTATCTGTTGATAATACTTGTTTTCAAGAGTGTAAGCGTCTGTTCCGGGAACTCCAGAAAGAACTCCCCCAAAGAAACCACTAGGGTCTCCCATTGGTGTAAAAGCATCTTTTGATTTACCTGTGATAAAATTTTTGGTTTCTTCTAATAAAGCAATTTGTCGTGCAGCTGAGTTAGCCACAGTGAGTCTAGCACCTTTAGTTTTTTCATCATCTTCTGGAGGTGTTATCCTGCTTGTTTCTTTTCCGTCAGTCAGTGTAACCAAGTCATCGCCTTGAAGCCTAACTTCTATTTTAGGAGCCGTAGGTTTTTCAGGAGCATACGTAGGCTCTACCACAACTTTTTTTGTGTCAGGATCAATCAAACGTGCTCCCGAAGAAAGTTGAATAAGGTCTTGTGGCTCTTCAGGGGCGGTATACTCCATAAGTTGTTCAAGAGTCATGTCTCGAATCCTACCAACCGCAGTAGTTGGGTCGTCTGACTGAGCGGCTATTCTATAAGCAACGCCTCGCAAACGTGCACGAGCTTCTTCCTCGTCTCGCTCTTTTGTAGTAGCTTTTCGTTTTTCTTCTATTTGGTCACGCAAAGTACGTGCCGCTGTAGCGTACTCAACAGCCTTGTCTAATTCTCCTCGACCTTGATAAAACGTAGCTAACCCTGCAAGACCCTCAACAGTATTGGGATCAAAACCAGCAAGCTTTGTTTTTTCAGCCTCTTTCTTTTTTTCAGCCCTAATGTTTGCAGGTGCTGCGCCTATGCCTTGTGCAGCCGTTAACAGCCCATCTAAGTAGGAAGGCTGTGTTGCTGCTCGTACAAATTCTCTACCAAATCTAGCCATGATCTTTTCCTTTAAGTGTCTTCACGTCTATCGAAGATGCCGCCTAGAAGCCCTGAACCAGCGGCTCCTATTAAGTTAGCTCTACCCAAGTTAGCACCCAACAGAGCATCAATACCTGAAGCAGTAGCCTCACCAAAGAGTCCTGTACCATACAACTGTGCTTGCTGCTGTTGTGCTGCAGCAGTTTGTCCGGGAGCCAATGCTGCCAGAAGTTGCTGCTGTGGCAGGTAAGAACCAGTAAGAGCACCCATGCCCAGCTGTTGTTGCAACTGTTGTAGTCCTAAGCCACCACTTAAGAGTCCTTGACCTGCAGTCAACGCCTGTAGAGCCTGTTGTTGTCTTGCAGCGTCCAAAGCTTGCTGTTGTTGTGCTAGGTTCGCGCCTAAGCCAGCAAACTGTGCACCAAGGCCAGCTTGTTGAGCCTGAAGCCCACCAGCAACCTGTGCCAACTGAGCGGCTTGACCAGCAGCAGTAGTGGCTCTGCCAAGGCCCTCTGTTTGCAAACGTGACTGAATTTGCTCTGCAGACAGTCCAAGCTGTGCAAGTTGCGTAGCCCTTTGCTGTGCCTGAGATTCCAAAGCAGACTGCGCTTGTTGCGCCTGTAGCCCTGCTCCTGCCAACTGCATTTCACGTCCAAAGCCTTCAGCTTCCATACGAGACTGTACTTGTTCTGCAGACAACCCAAGTTGTGACAATTGATTTGCTCTCTGTTGTGCTTGGGATCGCAACGCTGATTGAGCCTGTGCAGCTTGGATATCTGCTTGACCCAACTGTAACTGTCTACCGAAGCCTTCTGCCTCAAGTTGTGCCTGTACACGTTCTGCGGACAACCCAAGTTGTGACAACTGTGAAGCCCTTTGTTGTGCTTGAGATTGCAACTGACTTGACAAACCAGCCTGCTGTGTAAACATACCACCAAGGGCCTGAGCTTCACCCAAAGCCCTCTGACGTTCTACACCAGCCTGCTGAAGTGCTGCTAAAGACGCTCTGTCTTGCGCCTCTTCTTGGGCTTTAGCTAACGCAAGCTGTTCAGGAGTAGCACCACCAAAGGCTGCTGAACGTACACCAAGACGTCCTTGTGCCGCCAAACGCTCTTCTAAAGCAAGACGCTGACGTTCTTCTTCAGGACGTTGTGTAGCACGTATGCGCTCAAAGACTTCTGCTTCTCGTGCAGCCGTTGGTTGCAACACCTGCTGTGCCGCTTGACCCGCAAGTCCACCGTACTGTTGACGTAAGGCTTCTACGTCAGCAGGAGCAGCAGTTTCAAGACCAGCCATACCTAAACCTAGCCCTCTAGCAGCAAGGTCCCCTGCGCCAGTGCGAACACCGGGAGCAGCGACTCCAGCAAACGTCTGGCTTACGTCAGGAACCATCATACCTCTTTCAGCAGCACCAGCACCCATAAGCTGTCCTGCCAGTCCTCCTGCTGCGGTCCTTACTCCGGGAGCCTGTATACCAGCAAAGGTTTGAGTTACGTCAGGAGCGCCTCCGACTAAACCAGCGCCTCCTAGACCCAACGCTTGTTGGCCTAGTTGTCCTACAGCAGCACTAGGTTGTTGGCCCAACATGCCGCCTACTGCTCCTGCAAACTGTCCACGAAGAAGGTTTAAGTCGGCTGGCTGCATTCCAGCAGCACCCATGAATTGACCACCAAGGCCAAAGGCTTGCTGTGATGCAGCTTGAGTAGGAGCCATGCCAAACGTAGGCTGACCCATTAGTTGCTGCCCTGCGCCTATGGCTCCAAGACCTGCCTGAGTTATCTGAGGCTGTCCTGCAACAGGCTGTCCAAACATTTGACCTGCTTGGCCCGCTAGTTGTTGTTGGATCGCTTGTTCCTGAGGCGACAAGCCTAGTGTAGAACCTTCAGGTCCAGCCCTAAATTGTCCACCAGTAGCCGTAGTTACAGTGTAAGGTCTGAAGGCCGCTTGGCCTATTTGAGTTTCAGCTAGTTCTTGACCTAGTCTTAGTCCTTGACTACCAATGTCGCCAAGGTCTTGATAAGCATCATAAAGAAGACCTGTGCCCGCTGCACCAGCTAAAGCAGTTCCTCCTTGACCCTGTAAAAAATCACCAAGACCTTCAATAATTTGTCGTGGGCTAGGCATTAGTATGTACCTCCGTCAATAGTTCCTGTTGACAGCGTACCCGTAAACGTCAACGCAGGTATTGTCACTGTACCTGTAAAGGTTGGTGAAGCAATGTCTGCTTTTGTAGCGATAGCTGTAGATATAGCGTCAAACTCTGTTTCAAATTCAGCGCCCTTAATGATTTTACCGCTGTCTCCGGAAGGTAGACTGTCTTTAGCGGCAAAGTCAGTAGTCTTTGTATAGTTACTCATAGTACTTTACCCATTAGTGCTAATACGTTAATCTCTTGGAGAGACAAACCTGAACCGTCTATGTCTGCTTCCAAACCTATTGTTATAACTCCACCGCCTCCGGTAGTGTTTATGCCACGGCGTGACGTAAGATCACCACCTGTAAACTCTGCTGTACTGTTGTACTCGTCTTCGTTGTAGTAACCTGTTACTTGATTACCTACTGTAAACTCTGCTGTCTGAAAAAACGTACCAAAGTCATACGCCCACTTAAGAAACATAATGGCACTGTTAGCACCAACAATGGTAGGCCGCAGCTTCTTCAGTATCTTTAGCCTTGAAGGGTCACCAAAGGTCAAACCGGGGCTGTAGTACTTAAAGCGGTACTTCTCACCGTTGTCTCTGTAGCCGCTGTACTGACCAATGCCTTCCGTGTTGCCAATAAGTAACGTACCGTCGTCCTTTCTACCGTAAGCTGTAAAGCCTGTACCGGGCCAGCGTGTTACACGGTAAGCTCCGTTTTCTAATGTTCCTCGAACGTCGAAGCAGAAGGTTGTGTCTTGAGCCGTGAAAGTCAACAAGTAAAAACCTTCTTCTGGGCTGTACACTGAACGAAAGAACTCTGTTTCATTCTGCAGCAAACTAATAATGTCTTTTGAAATAGTGCTTGACAAACTAGTAATAGGCATAGACTTTTCTTGTATTGTCCTACCAAAACTCTTAAGTCCAGTATGTGACAGGAACAACACGTCCGTACCTGTGTACTGCACAGTGTCGCGATCAACACAACCTACTCCTGCTACCGTGTCTGACAACGCCATAGTTGCTGGAGCTTCGGCACCACTGTAAACAACTATGCTGTGTTTACCAAAGATAATCAACAGGCCGTTGTGTGCTGCTAATGCTACAATCTCGTCGTACCCGTCAGGCCAAACTTTAGATATGTCAATAGACCCGCTAGTACCACCAGACCAGTCATGTCCAATCAACAAGTCAGACCAGTACACTGTGGACTTGTCGTTGTTAACATCTGCTGTCCAGAGCCGTCCATAAGCCGCTAGAACCTCATTACCGTACATAGCACTGGTAACACCAGCGGCACCAGAAACGCTACTCAACTTGACTACAGAGCCTCCTGTAGCGTCATAGACCAATGGTTCGTTACTGCGTTGAAAGAAATAAATCTTGTCATTAAAGTTAACCATCTTCCAGTTGTCAGAAGTAATCGTAACTGACGCAGGTGTTTCATCAACAAGTGTTGTAGTACCACTAAGGATCTTGTTGTTACCAACAGAAAATACTGTAGTGTTGCCTGCGTTGTCTTCAAACTCTTTGATTGCTCTAATCTTTGCAGAACCTAGTTCAGTCTTGTCTGTTGTAATGACACTGTAACCTTTGCGTGACGCAATACGACCACGCTTGTCAATCACTGCGTTGTCAGCAATGTCAGCAAACGAAGGGTCTTGAGCCAGTGGGGAATCTTCTGTATTGATTCCTTTGAAAGCTGGTGCAACAAGATTAATGCTTTGTAGTTGTTGAGCCATAGCTACCTCACGGCGTATAGAAGATTACTTCTTCTGGGTGCTTTTGAGCGTCTAGTGCAATAGCGTCAGACAGGTACTTATCAGCAATAGCAAAGTATTCAGGAGCAGAAGTGCCTCCGGTTTCTCCACGTTCACGGGCCAACAGAGCAATAGCCAAATGAATTACAGGCATTGCAGGGATGTCCATTGTGTCGTCATCAGCAGACAAGTCAGCAGCACGTTTAACACAGTTAAA